GGGTTAGATAAGTTTATTAAAACTAGATACTCTGGTATTAATTTCAAACAAACTGGATTTGAACAAGATCAAAAAAGAATTGATGATCTTCGTACATTAGTTACTAGAAAATCTTATCAATTTAATACATATCCAGAAGAGTATACAGTTACTCTGCCGGATGATTATATGTTTACTGTAGGAGAAACCGCTGTAATATTTAGTTATGATCATTGTTGGCCTGTGGGCCCAAGTGGTCAACCAAGAACTAAAAATGTAGATGTGTTAGAAGCTACGGTAGAAAATATTGACAGACAAAGACAAAACACTTTGTCAGAATATAGATTACACGGTAGATCTGCTAGACCATTAAGATTGTATGAAGGAAACGAAATCCATTTGTACACTGATGGTAATTACAACATAAGAAATTATATTCTCACTTACTTGAGAACTCCTAAAAAGATTAGCCTTACTGATGCACCATTTGATGAGTACACAGATATGCCAGTTGCAACTCACAATGAGATAGTTAAGTTAGCGGTAGAGTTGTATTTGGAAAATAAGGCTAATCCAAGATATCAATCGTATATGAACGAAGTTAGTACAATGGAATGATTATACGAAAAATTTTCTTAGTTTAATCTGACGAGGAAATCTGAAACATGAAAGTAGAAAGATTAAACGAAGCGTTAAACTAAGGATATCCAAAAATAAGTTTAACTAAGCTTGATAAAATTATGTCTGAAACTTATATTTGCTCTGTTTGTAAAAAATACAAAACTGCCTCTGAATTTTCTAAGTGTTCGAGAAACAAATATAGAAATTGTCTAAATTGTACTTGTAAAAAGTGTTTCAAAGATATATACGGAAAAAACAGAAGGCAAGTAAAGGAAAGCGAAGCATTAGATAAATTATTAAAAATAAGATTACATGATGCACAAGTTAGAGCAAAAAAGAAAAATCTATATATAGATATTACTTTAGAGTATTTGAAACAATTGTGGAATAAACAAGAAGGCAAATGCGCTTTAACTAATTTTCCTATGAGTTATCAACAATCAAACGGTAAACGCAATCCTTATAGTTTGAGCATCGATAAAATTGACCCAAATAAAGGTTATGAAGTCGGAAATGTTCAGTTTGTATGTTTTGCTGCGAATATGATGAAAGGTGAACTTTCTTTATCAGAATTAAAAAAATTTTGTCAGGCAATAATAAATAATTAAAATTATGCTTAATCATGTGAACACAGTACTTATTGGTACTGAAGCACCTGCATCTTATACGACAGCAGATGCATTGACAGAAGGTCAAATTGCATTATTTGATCAAAATAGAGCAATTGTAAAAGATGCAGCTGGTGCTAAAGCTGCTAGTTCATTGTATATCGGTGTTTGCGAAGGCAAAGAAGATGTTTACAATGAAGCAGGTACAAAATCAACTAAGTCAGTTATTCGCTTCTCAATGCCTATCATGAAAGGTTCTAAACCTCACATGGTATTTAGTGAATATGTAGCTGCAGCTGAAGATAAAATTGTAATCACAGCTACTAATGTTACTCCGGAAGTTGGTCATCGTTATGTATTACGTTTAGTATACAATGACATCTATGAGGCACCTGGGCAATTTACTCATACTTATGAAGTAATTGCAAAGAGTACTAATGCAACTGATTTGATTACAGCTTTCAAAAACAAAATCAACAAACACAAAGAAGCCAGAGTAGTAGCAACTAGTGATGCTGCTGTTCTTACATTGAATGCTAAGGAAATGCCGTACAACGAAGGTATTATGTTAGACTCAAATTATTCTCAGGTTTCTGTGGAAGCATTTATGTGGAAAACTATTCCTTCCGGTTTGTTGAGTAATGTAATGTATCCTATTGCCAATTTAACGATTGCTAAAACTCAAGGTACTCCAGGTAAGGGTAATCCGAAAATTGTTCGTGATCGTGAAAATGCAGCTCTTGGTTACAGAGGTATCACACACCGTGCAAATGGTATATATCCGTACATTGCTCCTGAGTTGAAAGCCGATTTAAGTGCTACTTACGATACATTGTCTATCGAATGGGATAATAAATATCTTAGTGATGATAATCAATATATTAAAACAACTCCATTAGCTTGTGAATTGTATGTAAATGCTGGTGAACTTGATGACTCTGCATTTATGACAGCTTTAAAAGCTTTTGTAGAAGTTGCTTAATCAAAAAATATAATTCAAACCAAAAAGGGGATTGGGAGTAATATCCCTTTCCCCTTTTATTTTATATACGATTGATATGGAAATGAATGAATCATTGTATTATGCAGAAATAAAACTGCTAACTACGTATTGCCACAACTGCCTAGATAACAAAATGAAGGATAAAATAATGATGTTTCTGTTTAAGAAAACACTTTATGATAATGCTACTACTTTGAATCTTGCAGATGATGCAGAACAGTATTATAATGAAATGCTGAATTTACTTGATATGAGAACGTGTAATTGTACTATTGATGACTGTAAAAATTGTAAAGATGGATATTGCGAATTATGTAAGTAAAGTTGGTGAATTAGTTAATCAGTCTACTAAGTACAATACAAAACTGGATAGAACTTCTATTACTAATTTAGTATTATTGTTACATTTAGACAAATTATCTAGTTGGGCCAGTACTAAATTGGGTGATGAAGATTTTCCCATTACTCAGGAGGATGTAGATAAAATTATAGGATATATACATTGTTTAAAAAAACAAATTAATTTCTATCCAGAAAAAGATATCGACAATGATTGTATATTGACAGAAATTGAAGAACACATAATCCAAGAGTAATATGAATAAAAAGATATCACAATTTGAACTAACAACTAAACTACAGGAGCAAGACCTCATTACCCTTGTACAAGATGGTAGTAATAAGAATATTACTAGTGGAAGTTTTACTACATCACTATCAGGTACATTTGCCACTAATGAGAGAGTAGATGCTGTAGAAGAAGATGTTGAGATACTAGATACTAAAGTAAATGATAACTATAAAGATCTTAGTAATAAGATAGTAGAAGGAGATACTAGTGTAACTACTAATCTTAATAGTACTATCACTAGTTACTATGATGTATTGAATAATAAGATCATTACTTTAGATACTAAGCATGACACCGATATGTCAGAGATTGGTGGTACTATGCAAGAATGGATAGATGATATTGATAATAGATCTACATTACAACAATTACAGGATGCTCTCAATAGACTCACAGTAGCTGAAAATACTATTACAGCATTATCTGAACTTATTGCAAATGGGGGTGGTAGTGGATCTGCTCCGGGTTATCATACCCAAAGTACTGCTACAATATTTCCTTTATCTGGTTATTATAAAGCGAATGATGCATCTCCGTTGGCTACATCTGATACATTAAATCAAGCATTGTCTAAACTTGAAAATCAAGTAGAAGCAGTGGCTAGTAGTTCTGGTTCTTTACCTGTAATCAAGTATGGAGAAAGTACACCTCCTGCAGATAACTTCTTATATACTTCTTTAAAGACTGCAGAAGATTATTTAAATAAGCATGGGGATACTGCGGATGGTAAAATAACAATGTTACAAGGTTTACAAGCAGGAAATACATTTCGTTCTGGTTGGGATGGAGTTGGAGCTAGTTTATATCCATTAGGCTCTAAATGGAATATGGAACTAGACAATCTGTTTGTTAGAGGTAATATGACAATAAACGAACTTACAGTAAATGAGATTAAGGCTGTGGGTGGTGATATTCTAGTTACTGTAGCAGATATGAAATGTATCGAAGTAGAAGAATTAGCAGATTCTTATAAATGCTACTTTGATGATCAAGAAGGTACTAAGTATAATCAATTTATAGTTAATGACTTAGCAATATGCCAAAAATTTGATGGTAAAAACGTTAAAAGATATTGGCGTAAAGTAAATGCTACTGGTAGTAATTACATCACGTTGTCTAAAGACGTATGCGAGCCAGGTAGTGGTAAGCCAGAAGCAGATGATGAAATATTACAATTAGGTCATATGTACGAATCTGATCCAGATTACAATTTACAAATGGATGAGAGACGTAACGCAATTTTTATCAGTGCTAAAGGTGATAATGCCCCTAGAATTTCTTACTATAAGAATATTGATACTTTTTCTCTAGCTGATGAGGATGGTGTAGTTCGTGAAAGAGTTGTAATTGGTGGTGATCAAACCAAATTTGTAGGTACAATTTATCAAACTTCTGACACAGGAATCGTTAGAGTACCTGTATATAGAGGTATTTGGGTTTCTGGCAACACTTACTATTATTATGACCAAGTAAGTCATAAAGGTAGTTTATGGATTTGTATGGATCCTAATGGTACCAAAGATGAACCAAATGAGAATGATGATCAATGGCAGAAGCAAGTTTCAAAAGGTGAAGATGGTAAGTCAGGAGATGACAAAGCTAAATGGGTAGAAATTGTAGGTGATCGGTTATTTTTATTTGATACTCCCGATTTCTCAGGAACTCCTACTCCAAGAACTATTCATTTAACTGCAAATGTATATGGGATGGAAAATCCTACATACGAATGGAAAATGCTTAATGCAGAAGGAACCAAATTGTCTGCACAAAGTTCTATAGACTTTCCATATACAGCAATGCCGACAGATTCCCGTACATTAAGTATTCGTTGTACTGTTACAAATTCTGATGGTACTACTTACTATGATGATACTCAATTAGCTAAATTATCAAATGGTGCAGAAGGTCTCGATGCATATTATATTGATTTAAGTAATGGTACGGTTGCAGTACCATTCGATGCAGATGGAGTTACACCATTAGTAGATTTATCTACTATTACTACAGATGTTTATGCATATCATGGTATTAATCCAATTGCTATTAAAAGTATAACATATTCTACTACTTCTGGTGGAGCTACTGTAAGCATAACCGGTTCTAAGGTAACTCTTACTTCAATAAGTCAGAAACAGGCTAGTATAGACTTAAATGTAACATTAGAAGATGGAGTATCTATAGTTAAGACATGGTACGTTAATAAAGTAGCTAATGGTGAAAATGGTTTTAATGGGGAAGATGCAGCATATGTGTATATGTCCGGAGAACAATTCTTTCACTATAAAACAGGTAAAACCGTTCCTGAAAACACTACAATTACTCTTACTGCAGATTCATTCAACATAATTAATCCAACTTATAAATGGTATTGGGCAATAGCAGGTACGTATGATTGGCAACTATTATCTAATGAGACAAATAGCACATTAGTGGTTAGTTATAATGGTATCTATTTTACTAGCACAAAAAAAGATGAAATTAGTTTTAAATGTGTAGTATCAGGAGCAGGAGCAGAGTTTTCAGATTTCATGACTATTAATAATGTTCGTGATGGTGAAAATGTATATAGAGGTATCCTTACAAATGAAAACACTGGCGTACCAGCAGATTCAGGTGGAGTAGTAACAGATTATTCTACAGCTACTACTACAGCTAGATTGAAATATGGTTCTCAAGATATTACTGATTTTAAACTTACTACTTCTTTACAAACTGGTACTGGTAGTGTAACTTATACCCAAAGTACACAAACAATTAAGTGTACATCATTGACTTCTGATTCTGCCATGTGGAGGGTAGATTTTATATCACCAGCAAGTGGTAACAAGGTAGTAGATAGTGTTGATTTTGTTGTCACTAAATCCAAGGCAGGAGTAAACGGTGACGTAGGTAATAGTCCTATACAAATATTCTGTAACACTTCAAATGCTAGTACTAAACCTAGTAGACCTACATTCACATATAGACCGTCTTCTGGTGGTGCAACATCTGGAGGTTATATATGGTATCCAGATCCAAAGTATAGTTCATCTCAAACTACTTGGATTAGTTCAGGTAATTATGATCCAAATGCTAAACAAATGGCTTATGATGAAAGTATAGGAGGATATTGGACTGATCCGTTACCACATTCTGGTAAAGATGGTGAGAAAGGTGATAAAGGAGACAAAGGTGAGAAAGGAAATACTGGAGCACCTGGTTCAGATGGATGGAATGGTCCATCTTTAAGTTATCGTGGAACATATAGTTCTAGTAAGTATTATGCATGGACAGTTAATCCTGATGTAAGAGATGTTGTCAAATATGGTAGCGTCTATTATATGGTTGCTAATGGAAGAAGAGGTTTATCATCTTTTAAGAATGTAACCCCAGGAAGTAACACATCATATTGGTCTTCATTTGGTTCGTCTTTTGAATCTATAGCTACTGGGCTACTATTTGCAGAAAAAGCTACTATTGCGGGCATGGATTTTTATAATAATTGTATTGCAGCTAGTAGTGGTAGATTCTTCCTAGATGGTAGATATGAATCTGATATAAATAATGGTTGGCCAATTATGTCGTTTGGTAATAATGCCGTAAAGGATGGAGTACCTAGTAGTAGTGCAGCATTAAAGATATATGGCGGTGGTACGTTAACAGTAGGAGATGGTACAGTAACTGCAAATGCTGGTATTACTGGAGCTGGTACGGGATCTGATCAAGTTAGATTTTGGGCAGGTAAACCATTTGATGATGGTACAGCACAAGGAAATAGATTCTGGGCTCCTTTTAGAGTGTATCAAGATGGTAGACTTGTTGCAAATAGTGCAACGATTACAGGTAATATTTCTGCATCTACCGCTAATTTTACAGGAAATGTATCAGTAGGTTCATTAAGTGGATGGAACATTCCGGGTGTTAAAACTATTTGTCATTACGGTAGTAATTTAAGAGGAATAATTTATTCTCAAGGAGGATGTCAAGTTAGTTCTATAAGTAGAACTGGAACTGGAGAATATACAGTATATCACAATATCGGTCATACGAATTATGTAGTATTGTGGCAAGGACAAGCACGAACTAATTCTCCTTATTCAGATTCTGCTGGATTTAGAGGAACTGTGGGAGTAACTTCTACATCTTCTAGTTCATTTAAAATAATTTGTGTGGATACAGATAATAATAGACATGACGTTGGTGATAAAGATGATGCAATTGATTTAATAATTATCGGTTATGCTCAATAATATGGAAGAAAAAATATATTTACTTTGTTCAGGTGGAATGATAGAAGCTCCAGAGGATTGGTACAAAGGATTAAAAGAAAGTGAATTTGTAGATTCTTACGAAGGATTACTTCAAGGAGGTTACATGCACCCATCTAGTGAACAAATAGAATTTAATTTAGCCAATCCTAATCTAGATTTATATAATGCTTTTTATATGATTCCTAAAGACACAACTATAGTTAATGAAGAAATAAGAAAGCGTAGAGAGAATTTATATAACACTAGTACAGATAGATTGTATATGGCTTATGTAAAGTACAGAGAATTTGGAGAGGAAGAGAAAGCTGCAGCAGCATATCAAGAATGGAGAGAAGCAGTAGAAAAAATAAAACAAGATAATCCATACTCATTATAATATGATTAAGAATAATGTATATTATGAATGGTTTGCAAGTATAACCGTACCCAATCCAGATCAGGTTGGGTACTGGGTTGACTTGGGAGCAGATTCAAAAGGTAGAATAATTAAAGTTTACAATCGTGATATAGAAAAATGGATTGTACTCTTTGATGTAAGTAAAGATGACTATGTACCACCATTTATTGGTCCTAATGGCAACTGGTGGGTAGACAATAGAGATACTGGAGTAAAAGCTACTGCAGAGACTCCGTATATAGGTGAGAATGATCATTGGTTTACTTATGATCCTATCAACAAAGTATATGTAGATACAGGTATAGAAGCTCGTGGTCTTAGTGCTTACGATATTGCAGTTAAATTAGGTTTTAAAGGTAGTGAACAAGATTGGATTGATAGCTTAAGTAAAGCATCTGAAGATGCTGCTGTTGCTGCACTAGAAGCAGCTAATAAAGCAAACGAAGCTGCAGATAAAGCTAATCAAGCTGTAACAGATATTGAAGGTATAGTTGATGATGCTGTAGCGGCTACTGATAAAGCTGAAGAGATTGCTAGTAATCCACCAAAGATCGTAGATAATGATTGGTGGATCTATAACTACGACACTAAACAATATGTTAATACTGGTATATCTGCTATTGGTGATGCTTTCACTTACAAGAAGGAATATCCTTCAGTAGAAGCAATGGAAGCTGATTGGGGTACTGCAGATGTAAAGTTAGGTGAGTATGTACTTATTAATACTAATGATGTAGAAGATCCTGATGATGCTAAGGTTTACTTAAAGACTCAAGAAGGTTGGAAGTTTATTGTCGACTTATCTGGTATGCAAGGTATTCAAGGTTGGTCAGCATATGAAGTTGCAGTAAAACATGGTTTTGTAGGTACTGAAGAGGAATGGGTTCAATCATTAAAACAACCTGCATTAGATGCAGCAGCAAAAGCATTAGAAGCTAAAGCTCAAGTAGAAGCTACTGAGCAAGCTGTTAAGGAAGCAGAAGCATTACGTGTTACTGCGGAACAAGGTAGAGTTAATGCTGAGAATACCAGAGTAAGCAATGAAAATACACGTATCTCTAATGAAGATAGTAGGAAAGCAGAAGAGTCTAAAAGAGTAACTGCTGAGAATGCTCGTATTGCTGCTGAGACCTCTAGAAAAGAAGCAGAGTCTAGTAGGGTTAATGCGGAATCAGATCGTGTAACAGCTGAAGGTGCAAGAGTAGCAGCAGAGCAATTAAGGGCAAATTCTGAAAGTGAACGTAACACTAAAGAAAAAGAACGTATAGCTAATGAAGCAATTAGAGTTGCATCTGAAAGTGAACGTAACACTAAAGAAAAAGAACGTATAGCTAATGAAGCAATTAGAGTTGCATCTGAAAGTGAAAGAGTGACTGCTGAAACTTCTAGAAAAGAGGAAGAAGCTAAGCGTGTAGAAGCAGAAACAGCTCGTGATACAGCAGAACAGGAAAGGATATCAAATGAAGCCACTAGACAGGCAAATGAGGCTGTTAGAGAGACTCAAGAGGCTGCAAGGGAAAAGAATACAGCTGATGCTATAACTGCCGTAAATGAGGCTAAAACAGCTGCACAACAAGCTACTACAAATGCTACCACTGCTGCTAATAATGCTAATACTCAAGCAGCAAGAGCTAAGGAATATGCAGACAATCCACCCAAAGTAGGAGAGGATGGTTATTGGTATCTTTGGGATGAAGTTGACGATGTATATGTAAATACAGGTTGGCCATCTTCAGGTATCATCTTAAAAGGTAGACTCAATAGCCCAGATGAGTTAGGTAATATAGTAGATCCTCAGCTCAGTGATTCTTATATTGTTGGTACAGACTTATACTTTTGGAATGGTACAGAATGGGTTAACATGGGTAGATTCCAAGGACCTCAAGGAGAACCTGGTAAAGATGCTGAACTTAGTAAAGCAGCTATTGAAGCTGTATTAGTAGGTGAAGTAACTACTCATACTCATGATACTAGATACTATACTAAGGATCAAACTGATGCTAACATAAAGGTAGTAGCAGATGACCTTGCTAACAATTACTATAATAAATCCCAAGTAGATAGTAAATTTACTTCTGTGTACATCTTTAAGGGATCTGTAGATAGTGTAGAAGATTTACCTACTGAAGGTAATGTGATTGGTGATGTATGGAATGTTCGTAAGAATGATACTAACTATGCATGGACAAGTGAAGGTTGGGATGCATTAGGTGGTACTGCTGAATTAGCATCATTGACAGCTAATGGTTTGATGTCCAAGGAAGACTTTGCAAAGTTACAAGGTATTGAAGCAGGTGCACAAGTTAATAAGATTGAGACTATTACTAAAAGAGTAGAACTCAATGTTGTTAATAAGAATGTAACGATTCCAGAGGATGTTGCAATTGGTCCAAATGAACCTACTAATGAAGAAATAATCTGGATGGATACTGATGAAGATTACGACTTTACATTTGATGGTTATAGTAAAGTAGATGCTGATGCAAGATTTGTTCATCAAGTAGAAGGTAAAGATTTATCTACTAATGACTATAGTAATGCTGACAAAAATAAAGTAGATAATCTTAATAGTTATGTAACTAGTGGTAGTTTTACACAAGATGCAAATAATGCTGCTATTACATTGAATATTAAAGATCCTGTTACAGATAACAATTCCAATCAAGTACTTACTATTAACAAAGCCACTACTACTACTGCGGGTGTAATGTCTGCTGCTGATAAGACTAAGCTTGATGGGTTAAGTAACTATGATGATTCTACTATTACTCAGGATATTACCAACATAAAAGCAAACAAACTTGAGACAATTGAAGTAACTGGTACAGGTAATGTAATTACTACAGTTACTAAGAATGGTACAAAAATAGCTTTTGCTAAAGGTATCACAGCAATGACACAAGATACTAGTGATGCTAGATATGTGAAAAAGACTGGTGATACTATGAGTGGCAGATTAAACATAAAAACGCCAGCAAGTACAGGCTTTACTTTACGTTTAGCTAAAGAAACTAGTGATACTCCAGAAAATGATGAAATATTTGTTCGTATGGATATTGATGATAACAATAAAGGTTCATTTGGTTATCACAATACTCACGGTACAAGTATGTACAATTATGGATCCTCTAGTAGATTTCACATTGCAAATGATGGAGAATTAAAATACTTAACAAATGGTGTAGACGGAAAAGTATGGCATGCTGGTAATGATGGTTCAGGTAGTGGTTTGGATGCTGATTTGCTAGATGGTTATCATGCTGGATATAAAAATGGTGATCTTGCATTATATATTAATCTTCCAAAAATAACTGATTTAATAAGTCAGGGTTTATTAAGATCAGATTATGAGACAGTTGGCTATCCGACAGAGGATTTTTTGATTGCATTATGTAAATGGGCAATAAACAATTATACGGATGAAACTTCCCATGTATTGCTACAAGGAGAGATTACTCCTGCTGTCTCGGGGTGGTGTGTTTTGAATCTTTATGCTAATGATGGAAAAGATAACACAACAGGATTACCAAAATATTGTTCAGGTCAAGTAAATTTAATTAATAAAAGCTCCATATTATTCGGTTCTTATAATGGAACCTGGTATTATAAAACATTAGTAGATACTTCTAATCTAGAAGATACTCTAGCATACTGGTATGAAAATGATGAAAACAATTCATCCACAACATGTGCAACAGGTGGTAATAGAAATGTAATTGAATCATTAAGAAGTAAGTTCAAGAGATGTATTGCTAAACCATATGGAGATGATGCTGCATTAATTAGTTATTGTAATGAAGAAAATAGTGCTAATTGGCCCGATGGTTCTGGTATTGATATTGTATTTGCTAGAAAAGAAAATAGAATGGTACATTTCCCAAAATACTATCACAAGACTGTTGAAAGATCACCTGGTATTTGGAGAACTTATATATCTGAACAACAAATTGATAGTGACTATATTGAAGAACCTGAAATGTTGTTAGGTACTTTTGAGGCTTATACTAATACTGATGGAACTTTATTGTCTGCATGGGGTGTAACGTCTACTGCTTCACAAACAATGGCTACATTTGTATCTCAAGCTAAGTCAAACGGCCCTTTATGGGGTATTGGAGATTATAGATCTCACGCTACTATAGCTAGAATGTTTTGTGCTTACTATAAGACCACTAACATTAGTACTTCTAATTCAGCAATACCTTGTTCTGGTGGAACCAAAAGATATAATTATGGAATTACTGGAGCAACTATTACATTGGGTAATAGAGATGGTAAAAAGGCTACTACAAGTGATACATCATACTATTCAACTAACTTCTTAGGACTTGAAGACTGCTATTACAGTAAGTGGGAGTTTGTACAAGGAATAAACATTTTAAAAGGTAAATACGTTGTATATGACGGAGGTTCATTCCCAGATAAGGATGTAGCAGAGCTTGAAGCAGCAGGTGCTACTAATATCAGAGTTGTAGGATATGAACCTAATCCAGCTGCAACTGCTGGATATAATGGATGGACTAAAGCCGTAGCTCAAGGTAAATATGGTGATGTAGTTCCTACAGCACATGGTGGATCTGAAACCACTTACTATTCTGACTATAGTTGGTTTAATCCAACAGGAAATAGAATCTTTCTGCGGTCGGGTGGTTCGGATTATGGTTCTCGATGCGGGGTCTTCGTGGCTAGTGCTAGTAGTGCGTCCTCGGCTTCGTGGGCGGATTTCGGTGCAAGATTAGCCTTTTACGGTAAGATCGTTGTAGTTGATTCAGATACATTTAAGAAAATGCAGGCATAGTCCTGAGTAATATAGATAATTAAATATTAATAACAAGGGCGGGATCTAAAAGAATTACTATGAGATGACTTTATAGTAAGACTGCTGTCACATTATTTCATACTTGAAAAAACAGTCAGGTAATTCAGATAATGGTTCTCAATGCAGAGTCTTCATAGCTAATGCTAATAATGCATCCTCGAATTCATAGACGAATATCAGTGAAATTTTGGAACTAACAGATACTTTCAGATACTTACAAAAATGTTTGTTGAACTTAGATCAGCCTTACCTCTAGGTAAAAGATAACAGGTGCTTTGAAGAGACCCTAGTAGTATTGGGCGAACGGGTCTTACCACCAAAATAGCTTATGAAAAGAATAGGCAATTTATTTAATAGGATAATATCATATGAAAATCTGGTCCGGGCCGACAAAAAGGCAAGATTAGGTAAAACTAAAAGATACGGCGTTAAGAAATTTGACAGGAATCCACATGAAAATCTGGTCCGGTTACAAAAGGCATTAATAGAAGATACGTATCGTACTTCGGAATATTGCGTATACACAATCATCGCCGATCGTGGTAATAAAGAAAGAGAGATATATAGGCTACCGTATTATCCAGACAGAATAGTCCATCATGCTATAATGAATGTTATAGAACCTTACCTTGTTAGTAGATTTACTGCAGATATCTTTAACTGTTTAAAAGGAAGAGGTATCCATTATGGAGTAAAGAGATTGAAAAGAGATTTAAAAGCTGATAAAGAAGGCACAAAATATTGTTTAAAATTAGATATTAAAAAGTTCTTTCCTTCTATAGATCAAGATGTGTTATACTCACAGTTTGAAAAGGTATTTAAGGATAAGAAACTATTAAGATTATTACATCATGTAGTTTATTCTACACCAAAAGGTTTACCAATTGGAAATTATATATCTCAATTTGCAGCAAATTTGAATTTGACTTGGTTCGATAGGTGGATTAAACAAGTATTAAAAATAAAATATTATTACAGATATTGTGATGATATTGTTATATTACACCCAGATAAAGATTACTTAAGATATTGCTTACAAGAGATTGAAAAATATCTAGCTGATAACTTGAAATTAAAAGTAAAACGTAATTGGCAGATATTTCCTGTAGAAGCAAGAGGTATAGATTTTATTGGTTATGTATTTTACCATGATCGTACTTTACTCAGGAAAGACACCAAAAAGAAGTTTATTCACAAATTAAGTTATAAAAGTAAGAATAAGAGGCTAGCAGCAATGGCAGCTTATTGGGGATGGTGTAAATATGGAAACTGTCATAATTTATGGTATCGCTTTACAAGATCTTATAATTTTAAAGATTATAGACAAAAATTATTAAGTGATGATGGAATTAAAGAAAGTACAGGGTGATAATATTCCTAAAGTAATAGAATACCTAGGAATGAATGAATGGGCTGTTAGATGGGATATTGAAGAAATTAATTCTGAAGATATACATGGTTATGCTTATTATGAATTAAAATTCAATGAAGAACCAACTTATGATTCTTTCGTAAGTAAGGTTATCAGAACTAGATATAGTGCAGATGAAGAAGCAGCATTAAAATCTAATATGGTTGAACAATTTATGAATGGGGAAATAATACGCAGTCGCTTTGAAGAATGGCAAGCATTTCAAGAATGTAGAGATAATGCTAAATCTATTGGTAGACAAATATTTAATATCTAATTATGGTAATCAAAGTAAAAAATAACGGGGAGTGGGTCAAAATCCCATACCTAAGTTCGGATAATAATCCAGTAATTCCAGAAGCTCCATTAGATGGTAAACAATATGCTAGACAAAACGGGGAATGGACAGTGGTCAATATACCAGAAGTAGATTTTACTGAAATAAATAAAAAAATATCTCAAAATACTGCTGCTATTGCTGCTAATACTACAGCTATCCAAAGTAAAGTAGATAAGGTAGATGGATTTGGACTTAGTTCTAATGACTACACTTCTCAGGAGAAAACTAAGTTAGCAGGTTTAAGCAACTACACGTTGCCTACAGCTTCGGATACAGTTAAAGGGGGTATTAAAGTTGGTTCAGGTTTAACTATGAATGGTGAAGTGCTTAGTGCAACTGGTGGTGGTATGGCAGATTCAGTTGAATGGGATAATGTATTAAGCAAACCTGAATTTGCTACAGTTGCTACAAGTGGTGCATATAATGATTTAACTGGTAAACCAAATTTAGCTACAGTTGCCACTTCTGGTAGTTATACAGATCTTAGTAATAAACCTACTATACCTACTGTGGATGTAACAAAATCTTATGTAGATACACAATTAGCTACTAAAGCTAATGCAAGCAATGTATATACAAAAGCGGAAGTAGATAGTAAAGTTAGTAGTGTTTATAGAGTAAAAGGATCTGTTGCTAGTTATTCTAGCTTACCTACTGTGGATGTAACAATAGGTGATGTTTATAATGTTAATGATACTGGTGCAAACTATGTAGCTACATCTACTACACCAACATGGGATAAACTCAGTGAAACTGTAGATTTATCTGGATATGCAACCACTGCTGCAATGAATTCAGCATTAGGTAACAAAGTAGATAAAGTATCAGGGAAAGTTCTTAGTACAAATGATTATACTACAGCTGAAAAAAATAAGTTAGCTGGTGTTGCAGCTAATGCAAATAATTATAGTTTACCTGCAGCTACTTCATCTGTATTAGGAGGTGTTAAAACCAGTACTGGTATTACTAACTCATCTGGTACAATTAGTGTAACATATGGTACTGCAGCTGGTACGGCTTGTCAAGGAAATGATTCGAGACTAAGTAATTCTCGTCCAGCATCCGATGTTAGTGCTTGGGCTAAAGCTAGTACAAAGCCAACTTATACTTGGACTGAAATTACAAGTAAACCTAGCTGGATTGGTTCATCTAAGCCCACCTATACAGCATCTGAAGTTGGTGCGTTAGCTAGTGGAGGTACTGCAGTAAATGCATCGAAAGTTGCTAATTCGTTTATATTTAAAGTAGCAGGAGGAAGTACAGAGGGTACAAATTTATATACATTTAATGGATCTGCAGCTAAAACAATTAATGTAGTAGCTGGTAGTAATGTAACCCTTACTCCTACTGCAGGACAATTAAGTATATCTGCTAAAGATACCACATATGCAGTTGCTACTACATCTGCTAACGGTCTAATGAGTTCTGCAATGGTAACCAAATTAAATGGTATAGCTACTAATGCTAATAATTATTCATTGCCAACGGCAACCAGTTCTGTATTGGGTGGAGTAAAAACTGGAAGTAACATTACAAATTCTTCTGGAACTATTTCTTTAAGTAGTGGTAATGTGACTAGTGCACTAGGCTACACACCTGTTAAAAATGAATCTGGTGTAGCAAGTATTAGAGTTATGACTCAGTCTGCATATGATGCATTATCAAGTAAATCGGCAACAACGTTATATATAATTACAGGTTAATATGATAAAGTTAGGAAGTACAGATATAACAAATGTAATGTTGGGAACAACTAAGGTGGACGCAATATTTCTTGGTAATACGAAAGTGTATCCAAATCTACCTGTAGTAGAAGGAATATATGTATATCACGTGGATAAGAAATTTTATACTTTTCCTGAATTTCAAAAATTATCCATTACTGCTATATCACAAGTTCTTGGATTTGCTATTATAGATAATCAGGGTTCGTTTTTACTTCCACCTAAACCAAATCTAACTAATGGTTATAGGTGGTGTCCTGAAAACTTTGATACTTTTGTAGTACCAGATGTTGGAATTGGTGTTGATGATCTTAATGGTAGACAAAATACAGAAGTGTTGTTTAATAACTTTCATAATGTTGCTGGATCAAATGAGTATGCTGCTGGATATGCATATCGTTTTACTCCTGTACCGATTGGTACTAATTGGTATTTACCATCTATTGGTGAACTTATTATAATCCACAGGTATGTGTCAGAATTGAATGATTGGGTATTTGATACATTTGGCTTTTCTTATTTTCCTTCTTCTGGTGCTAAAGCTTTTTGGTCTTCCACACAAGGAGATGCTACTACAGCTTGGCAATTAAGTATTTTTGCCGGTGAACCCCATACAGCAGTAAAGAGGAAACCCAATGTAGCACTTCCAGTAATTAAATTAGGTTAGTTAATAACCGCTATTACTTAGGATAGTGTCAATTTGTAAATAAAGAACTTTTAAACCTTATTGACGTTTACTAAATAAACTGTCAAAAGATATCAGAACGCTAGCTAATCTTGTATTGGTTAGCGTTTTGTTTTTCAATCATCCTCTTTCAAATTATTGTAATGTTACAAAGACTAAATAATATTATATTAACAGCTCAAAGTGTAGCTACAGTGAATTACTTTAAAGAATTAGTTAATGATGGACCAATTAAATTTGCTGCCTGTTTGCTTTCTGGTACAATGGGTTGGTTGTCTACATTCTTTGCTCCAATATGGACAGTAATAATTGTAGTGTGTGTATTTATACTTATAGATGCAATTCTTGGCACCAGAGTATCAATTACTCGTGGTGGTAAGTTTGAATCTAGAAGATTGTGGTCTACTTTAAAGAAATTCGGAAACTGTGCAATGATAATTTCTTGTTGTCATCTCATGGACACAGAAATATTAAAATCAATAGACATGCATTTGGTAGAAGCATTTTCAGGAATTGTCTGTGGAGTTGAACTATGGTCGATGATCGAAAACCTTCAAGCAATTGATCCTACTGGACCGTGGAAAATCTTTAGTAAATTCATACGTAGCAAAGGAGAAAAGTATTTAGACATTACAATAGAAAAAGATGATTTACCAAAAATAAAGAAATTAGTAAAGAAAATAAAATGATATTTTCCAAAGTAAAATTAGCAATTGCTGTTATTTTTAGTTTACTATTGTTTAATAATGTCAGACTTGCTAAGAAAGTAAATGACTTAGATAAACAAGTAGGGATTGCAATGAATAATGCTCAAGTATGGGAAAATATTGCAAATCAAAATAAAAATGAAGCAAGGTTGTTGGAATTGACAGTAAATGATTTTAAAAATTCTAATGATAGTCTAATAAAGGTCGCCAGAGATCAACAAAAGAAGCTAAATATCAAAGATAAGCAACTACGTCAAGTAGCATCTACTGAGACCGTAATTAGAGATACCACAGTAAGAATAATCCCTTCGAAAGAAAAGGATTTCTGTGTAGAGCTAAAACCAAATCAATTGACAACCATCACGGTGGCTAGAAAAGATAGCGTGTTCACACATACTATGGAAATACTAAATCATCAAGATTTATTTGTATATGAAGATAAAGTCTATAGAAGACGTTATAAGAATTGGTTTCAAAGATTAATTCACTTCGATTTTAAAAAAGATAAAATAAGTAAATATCAAATTATAAACTCTAATGATTTAATTCAAGTATTAGATACTAGAGTAATACATATATCAGAATAATTGCAATACATTTCAATTTAGTGTTAATCAATAAATAAATTGAAACTATGCATTTGAACAAAATATTAGAACAAATTAAACGCCATCAATCTCCTACAGAAGCTATAGATAAGTTGGCAACAGCTTTAGAAAAACATGAAGGCAGTCTGTTGGAAAAAGGTTTCACTATTTTGAAGTCAGAATTGGCTGCAAATATGTATGAAGCTATAAATGGCCCTCATTTTGATGAGGAACATGCTCATTACGCAGTAGAGGGTATGGAAAATGAGGATGGTACAAAAGGACCTCACTGGACGGTTGAAGAGACAACGTCCGTTGCCAATCAAATGGGCATAAACTTAAAATCAGAGAAACATAACAAGTGGGACTGGTTTGTTGCTATGAATATGATATATTCAGACTTTTATAAAGCAGTAGTAGCAATGACTGGTAGCGCAAATACCAAATATTTCGCAGAATTAGCTAAAGCTTGGCTTTGTGACAAAGACATTTCAGAAGGCAAGATGTGGCACTACTATGTGTACATTATGTGTGACGACGAAGAAAACGATTATAAAGCATACGAACGTATGCACAGAGATCGTGAAGAAGAATATGGTCGTTATGCAAGACGTTCTGGTAGAATGGAATATGCAAATAAAGAAAGCGATTACCGATATCCTTACTCTAAATATTATGACGAGTATGAAAGACCTGGTCGTAATAGATATTATGAACTAGAGTATGAATATGGGGATCGTGAAAAAGAAATGCGTGACCGTGATAAAGAATCCAGAGATAGACGTAACACATCTGTTAGATATTTCTAATTATCAAATTATATATAAATCAATTAAATTATAAATCATTATGTTAGAAAACGAAAGAATTATTGTACAAGACCGTGGTGGTATTGATGCTGGTATCGCTGCGTTAATGCAGAATGCTAATAAAGGTTTTGACCCCGCTGCTTTAATGGCCATGATGAACAATGGTAATGGCATGTTCGGTGGTAACGGTGGTTGGTGGTGGATCTTCATCATCGTGCTCTTCTGGATGTGGGGCGGATGGGGTGGAAATGGCTTCGGTCGTGGAAACCAAGCAGAAACAAATTCGGATTTCGCTCGTTTAGCTGCTATGGGTAATCAAAACAACAATACAGACTTATTGATGCAAGCAATCAATGGTAATAAAGATGCAATCAATACATTATCTACTAATCTGAACTGCGACGTTAAGTCAATTGACAACGCTTTGTGTTCTATCCAGAATGCAATTGGTAAAGTTGGCGGTGAAGTAGGTTTCTCTGCAGAAAGAGTAATTAATGCAGTTAACGCAGGTGACTGCAATGTTATCAAAGCTATTAGTGACTGTTGTTGCACAACTCAACGTTCAATTGATTCAGTTAATTTGAATCTGACTCAGATGAATGCTGATAACAGATTGTCTATCTGTCAGCAAACTAATACTTTGCAGAACGCTATTACTTCAGGTTTCAATACCTTGTCTAGTGAAAATGCTACAAGATTCAACATTCTTGGTGCTAAGATAGATGCTCAGACTCAGATTATCAATGACAAGTTCTGTCAATTAGAGATGAGAGAAATGCAGAATAAGATCGACACGTTACGTGACGAGAAGAACGCATTGCAATCTTCTGCATTGCTACAACAACAGACTTCTAATATCGTTAGTCAAATTAGACCTTGTCCGGTTCCTGCTTACTTAACATGTAATCCTTATGGATGTAATGGTGGGTTAAATGGATACGGTTACGGTTATCCTTACGGATACGGCGATAGCTGTTGCGCTTAATAAGAAAGGAGGCAATTATGTATCCTTTCGTATTTAATCCATTTGGTAGAAACAACACCGTAAATATTTTAGATCTAGTAATACCTAAAGTAAAAACTATAGCACTAGGTGAGTCCACTGAAAATGTAGTATTAGGTATCTGTCCTAAAGTATGGTGTAGATTACCTAAAGAAGGTGTAATTGTTTTAGAGGTACGCCACACGGCAGAAGCATCGGGAGCTAGTCTACCTGTATTTATTTCAGTTTCTGGTTCTGTAAGTACTGCTTCTAATACTCACAATATACCTTTAGTAAATGCTTCAAGTGCACCAATTACTGGTTCACAAGTTAGTGCTGGGAACAGATACATTGCATATTTTAACAAATGTGACAATGTAATACAGTTAATGAGTTATACTCCTGCTGCTCCTACACCAGCTGCTTAATATATTAATCAAGATATATGGGCAGCTATGAGAGTTGCCCATATTCTTTAAACTTATAAAGATATGACATTCTCTCAGTTAACGTCGGGTACCAGAATACACGTACTCGAGATAACAGGTACTTTTAAAAAGAACACAACGTACAGTTTAGGAACGGTAGTCAGTGTATCAAAACCCTATGACGAACCAGTGCCACCGACACAATTTCCGATGCCTATGCAAAATAGACGTAAGCTCGTGGATCTAGTGATTTCGTGTGATGGTGAACAAAGAAAACTGTCAGTATCTGAAGATAAAACAATGATGACCGATTCATCCATCGGTCTTACTATAGCCACAGAAAAATCACAAATTGTTAACATGGTTAGACAGTCTCTTGATGATTGTAGAATTAAGAAAGAGAGCCTGAGTAAGATTGATGAGGAGATGAGGAGATGTGAAGACATCTTAAAAATACTTAATGTAAATTCGGACATAACAACCAATGTGACAAAAGATTTCAAAGAACTTGATGACTTAAAAGCTGAAGTGAAAGAGCTTAAACAACTTTTACAAAACGTATCTGCTGTTCGTCCGGAAGTAATAAAAAATACTCCACCTAATTCTACTGAAGACAAAAAAGTAGAACCAGAAGGAGAAATAAAAAAAGAAATCTAAAACACAAAGGTTGGCTATTTAGTCAACCTTTTTTTATTTTAAACAATATGAGCACATTATACAATAACAAATACGATATCCTAGCTAGTACAATTCAACCCAACCCTGCTTCTGTTAAATATTGGGCAGATTTATCATCTAATGCAAATGGTGGAGATTTGAAATATTTTGACGGTACCAAGTGGGTTTTGGTAAATAACAAAGCTACTGAAGACATTAGTACTTTAAAACAAGATGTGGAAACTCTTAAAGAATCCAAAGTAGACAAAGTGGAAGGTAAGCAATTATCTACTGAAGATTATACAACGGCTGAAAAATCTAAACTTGCAGGTCTATCTAATTACAACGATAATGAAGTAAGAGAATTGATTTCAGCTTTAAATCTTAGATTGACTACTCTAGAAGGTGATTATGAAGCTTTGGAAGCAAGAGTTGCTGCATTAGAAACGCCAGCTGCATAAAATGGAATTAAAATTAAATAGAATCTTTCTAGGTAGTTCTGCAACCATTGGAGAATTGTATGTTGATGGGGAACACATAGCAGACACTCTTGAAGATAGAGTGAGACCAGAAGGAGAAAAAGTTTATGGTAAAACTGCAATATCCGAAGGTACTTATGAAGTTAAATTAACTTATTCACCAAGATTCAAGAAAATATTACCAGAAATACTTAACGTACCTAATTTTAGTGGGATTAGAATTCACAGTTTAAATAAAGCTGAGGAAAGTGAAGGGTGCATTGGAGTAGGTGAATGGAATGGCAAAGACACAAATTGGATTTCTAATTCTAGAAAAACGTTTGATAAATTGTTTAAATTGCTAGAAACTGCAAATAAAAACAAAGAAAAGATTACAATAACTGTAAACAATTTATGGAAAGCTGCAAAGAACTAAGAGAAAACAATCCATATCTTTTCAATTCTTGGCGATCTATCCTCTATACAAAAAAAGGAAGACGAGCTGGAGTTGTTGAAAGGTGGAGAAAATTTCCTAATTTCTATGAAGATGTACACCATAATTATAAACTTGGTTTAAGATTGTGCCGCAAAAACAAAAATAAACCATTTGGACCAGATAATTTTGAATGGGTAACTGATTTGGAATTAGCTCAAACAAAACCATCTATACTAAAACTTACATACAACGGAGAAACCAAGACATTGAGGGAATGGTCAGAAGCATACGGAATGTCGTATAATGGATTGCGTATGAGACACATACGTGGTAAAAGTTACACAGTTGAGGAGATTTTGTTTGGGAAAAAACGGAAAATAAAAGATAAATCTAAAAACTACCTTCTAAAAACAAGAGCATCTAAACTACTATCTTCCTACAAATTAAAAGATTGGAAATCTAACAGAGAATACAATCTAGATAAAGAGTGGTTTATTAATAATATTTTAAAGAAAGAATGTATATATTGTGGCAGTAAAGAAAAAATAGGGTGTGATAGAATAGATAATTCCAAAGGTCATACTTATGACAATGTAGTACCGTGCTGCTATGTTTGCAACTGTGCTAGAAATAATAATTTCTCATTTGATGAAATGAAAATTCTAGGTAAAACAATTAAAAAAATAATGGAGGATAGATTAAATGACATTTAATTCACTAAACGCAATTATAGACGACATTTATAACATCTTAAGAGATAATAATGTATCAGAAAGTGAAAATCTAAGTCGTATACAAGTAGAGCAATGGATTCATCAATACAGAGCATACTTGATCAAACAAGATCTAGATAAAGGCAGAGACATAAATGAATCGTATGTTCAAACAATAGGACCATTACATATTTCTAAAGTACGTAATTGCCCTACGGATGGATACAATTATAAATCTGACGAGGAATTACCAAAGTTTATAGATTTACATTTTGGATCTGGATTAATTTGTGTAAAAGACTTAGATGGTAATTTGATTCAAGTTGGAACTGAAACCAAAGCAAAGTATCAAATTAATAGAAAATATACATGCAATGATTATATTGCATATCTTAAAGGAAATCATTTGTACATAATGGGACCAGAACATCTAGAGTATGTAAGAATAGATGGTGTACTAGAGGACCCAACATCAATTGGTGAATGTTTTGATAGGGATGATACACCATATCCTGTTCCTGCAAATATGATACCTACGATTAAAGACATGATCTTTAGTAAGGAATTAAACTTGATGCTGCAAATGCCAAATGATACTACTAACAATAGTACAAATGATGTAAAAGTTCAATAATGGAGACAAAAGCTTATACAGGACACAATTTTTATGATTCATACTTAGAATATGTAGAAGATAATCCACTATATCAAGTTGAATACAGAGTGTTTAGAGATATAATAAATGATTACTTTAAATACCTTAGAGATGAATTAATAGAAAATGGAAAAGAGGTTAAATTACCATGTAGAATGGGGACCATTCAAATAGTAAAACACAAACCCAAAGAGTATACTGGAAAGAGTCTTCGAATTGATTATGCTGAGAGCAAGAAAGCCGGTAAAGTTATTTATCATTTAAATGAACATTCTAACTTCTATAAATATAGAATATATTGGAATAAACAGAATATGATAACACCAAATAAAACCAAATATCAATTGGTGATGACAAGGGATAATAAAAGGCATCTTGCTCAGATTATCAAAAATCATATTAGAGATTATAGAGAATTATGATTACAAAATTAACTTCAATTAAAACGGTAATTGCTAAGATAATTGCTGATCTAGATTTGAAAGAAGACGACATCCGTATATCAGATGTACGAAGTTGGTGTGGAGAAGCAATTGAAAAGATTGGCGCTGTTACACAGTTTATTCCAAAAGTATCTGGTCAAGATGGTACTCCAATTACAAAATTGTGTGGACATCAAGCATCGTTACCATGTGATCTTCATCAATTACATCAAGTTGCATATTCTTTCAATTGTGATGGACCTTGGTTTCCTATGAGGAAAGCTACAGGTTCATTTGCTGTTTGGGGACATGACAAATGTTGTTGCAATTGTGGTTGTTATGATGAACTTGGCCACAAAAAGGAATGCCGTCATAATAATTGCTGTGAACATTGTGACCCAAATATGATTGTACAAGAGGATACAATGGTTAACTTGGTAGTGGATATGATCGGTAATATAGATAAAACAGAGGCTTTAGAATTACTAAATACCAATCAAAATCTACGTACAATTATTTCAAATCTTATAAACGAACGTACACATAACGATGGGTTCAATACAGCAAATCCTAGTGGTGGATTGCAATATAGTATCAAACCTGGATTTATAATGTGTAATGTTCCGTCAGGTTACTTAAAATTATCATACAGTGCGATACCTACCGATGAAGATGGATACGCTTTAATACCAGATTTAACTTCTTATACTGAAGCTATATACTGGTATGTTACAATGAAACTGAAGTATCCTGAGTATTTGAATGGTAAGTTAAATCGAGAAGTGTACTACGATATTAGAAGATCTTGGAATTTTTATAGAAACCAAGCATATGCTGAGGCATTGATGCCAAATGAAGATGGTATGGAGTCTATTAAAAATAATTGGAATAAAATCGTTCCAGAATTTAGAGATCACAATACTTTTTATTCACATACTGGGGAAAGACAAATAATTTATAACGCAAATGAACGCTACTAGACAAACAAATACATTTGCTGGTGGACTCAATATGGATGTAGATTACTCTGTATTGAAAGACAACCAGTATATATATGCAGAGAACATTCGTATACTAACGAATGAAGGATCTTCTTTTGCAGCAATGCAAAATATAGAAGGATTTTTAGCGTGTAGACCTTCTTCAAATTTGTCTGGTGAAACTATCATACATGTTACCACAGTAAGAGATTGGGCGATTGTTTTTACTAAAATTAATGGTACCAGCAATAATAATGTCTATAGGATTGATTTTTCTAGATCACAGGAAGAACCAATTGTAACAAAAGTGGTAACTAATAGGCCTTTAGATATAGAAGTATCATCTAGCAACGTAGCTGCAATTAGTAGTGTATGTAGATGGGAAGCAAGTAATAATGTAAAAGTATATTGGGCAGATGGTCATTCACAAATTAAAGTAATCAATGTGGATGATGATCACATATCTAGTAATTCATCTATTACTTCGGATACTATAGTAATGCTACCAAAGGCTACATTACCTCCATTTGAATTTAATGGATTTGGAACAGGTAGTTTAGAATCTGGAATGATACAGTACTGTTATCAATTGTTTAAAGTAAGAGGTACAGAGTCTGCAATATCTCCACTTACCCCTCTTTATCATTTGAGTGATGGAGATCAAAAAACTAATTACAATGCTGTAAAAGGAAGTTCTAAAGGACAAAATACTGGTAAGTCCATAAAGTTACAAGTAAGAAACAATAGCACTGGATTTGATAGGGTTAGAATAATCTCTTTATTCTACAAGGCAAAGAATGAGGTACCTGTAATATCCATAGTAGATGATATAGTTATTGGTACTGGTTCTGTAATAAATTATGAAGATAAAGGTGGTAGCTTAGTATCGGAATTAAGTATTGATGAATTTAATTCATTAGCCAATTACACATTTATACCTGAAGTAATAGAATCTAAAGATAATAGATTGTTTGCTGCTAATCTTACTGAGGAAACATGGGATGTAGAATATGATGCTAGAGCGTTTAGAGCTAATTCTTCTGGCAATGTATTATTGTTATCTAACTCTGGTTCTTCGTTAAGCTTTGCTCTATCAGCATTAACTACTACAGATATACCTAAAGATCATGATTGTATATGCCCATTTAATGTAGATGGTAGTGCATACAAGTATACTACTTCTCCAACAGGAGGATACATACAGGGTGGTAAAGGCAGGAATGTATCATATAGATTTATTACTACAGATTTACTAGAAGATGCATCTACTACATCTAGAGGAATGATAAATGAAGAATTTACATTCAATGCTTCTTCAAGATCACTTACTAGTTTAGGTATTAACTATGAAGGTAACGATAAATCAAATACAATAAGTTTATCATCTGGTAACAAAATACCAAACTATTCTAATGCCGAAATAGAGTCCAAAGTAAAAGGATATATGAGGGATGAGATTTATAGATTTGGTATTGTACTATACAATAAACAAGGTTTAGCATCTCCTGTACATTGGATAGGTGATATAAGGATGCCATCTAATAAAGATTCTGGTTATAAGTTTTTTACTTCCAATGAGGCTAGTGATTATGGATCTAATTTATCAGTTATTACCAAACCACTTGGTATTGAGTTTGAAGTAAAGAATTTACCATCAGATGTAGTAAGATACGAGATAGTTAGATGTGAAAGAACATTGTCTGATAGAACTATATTAGCTCAAGGTGTAGTAAGTTGTATTACAAATTATGACAGAGATTCTAACATCTTAACGCCATTCCCATATCTAGCTTATTCAAATAAGCATGGTTACTATGCAAAGACTCATAACGATGGAGATTTTCAATATACTTTTAACTTATCAGATACACAATCTAACAATTATTTCATGTTTGTGTCTCCAGAGATAGCGATTAACAGAGAAAATGCAGATGCGTTAATTGATAAGTTTCAAACAGTTGAAAAGGTAGGAGTTATGACATCCCCTATTACTGCAGATGGTGACTGGGGTATTACAGATGGTTCTCTAAAAGTATTAGCAAATGCTAAATCTATAAAGTATGACGGTTCTACAATAAGACCAACTAAATCATTAGGAGGTCAACCTAGTAATGGTTATGTTGCTAATGGAGCAATAGTAATAAACAATGATGATTTCTATTCAGCATTACTTGCTAAATACTATGGTTTATATGTTGAAAATGGTGTTCAATCTGCTGCAGTAGAAAGTGCAAAATATGCAGGGCCGAGCAGTCCTTGGTTAACGAATGGTGACCAGCCTTGGTATAATGCTGAAGCAGTAACCATTGGTGATAAAGTATATTATAACTGGGTATGGGATAATATTAGAACCGCAGGAGATGGTGAAGTAGATAAGACTGATGCAAACAATGTTAGAAAATATGGTCCTCATGGAATATGTGCCATATTTAAGAGTGATAACATGGTTGCTAATATACCACTAGCTGTAAGTACTTCTAGTTACAGATATGTCAATGCAGTTGTTTTGTGTAATATAAAGCAAAGCGTAAATGCATATGGCGGTAATTCATACTCTGCTATACAGAATTCTGTATATATTACTACTGGTGCTAGCGCTGAATCTAGTGTTTCCACAGTACTGTGCTATGGTGGCGATACATATCTAAACATATTTGATTATAATAACTGTATGTTTAGTTATAATACAGATGATTATTATAACAATAAAGCCAATAGATTATTCTTAGGTGCTTTTATACCATGTGAATCGAGTGTTAATCTAGCATTAACTCATGCTGATTCATCTATAAATAGAACTTATCAAGCTGGTGATGGATATGCTAATCATTTTGTAGAAGACGATATAATTACTGTTGGTGATTTATATACTCAGAATACTCCATCGTATGCATACAATGATGCTTATTCTGCTCAACCTAATGCAAAGAAGTTTGTATCTAAATCTATTTATAACATAGATAATCTATTAACAGATACTCGTATCATATCTTCAGAGCTTAAAACAAATAATGAAGTTACTGATTCATGGACAAAATTCAAAGTAGCCAATTATCTTGATGTAGATACTAGATTTGGACCAATTAATGATATGAAGTTATTTAAAAACAATTTAGTATTCTGGCAAACAGACGCTTTTGGCACAGTTGCAGTAAATGAACGTTCTATTATAACTGATAATAACCCAGGTGCTCTTACTCTAGGTACTGGTGGTATACTAGACAGATATGACTACTTTACTACAATGAATGGTGAAAGTCCAAACCAGTTGAGAGCAAATACTCAATCGGATAGTACCGTATACTGGTATGATAGTAAACGTAATGAGATATGTGGGTTTAATGGTCAATTACAAACAGTATCTAAATTAAAAGGAGTTCAATCTTATTTGAATAAGAATAAAGACTTGTTTAAAAAAGACCCTATTGCAGTTTATGATAAGAAATATAATGAAGTTCTGTTTACTCTAGGAGATAAAACATTAGCGTTTAATGAACAATTAGGAGTATTTACTTCATTCTATAACTATAATCCAGACTATTACGCAGAATTTAGTGATAAACTATATTTATTTAAATCATTGAAACTGTTTAAATATAATGGTGGTGAACAAGCTGATTTAGATTCTGACAAAGCAAAGGTATCTGAAATAGAATTTGTAGTTAACAAAGATTATCCACAAACCAAAACATTTGATAATGTTGAATATGGTGGTGATTTTACTACAGATACTAATTTTGATTTGATATTATTTACTACAAAAAGACAAACTAGTGAAACATTGACTAGTGAAGATATTGATTACAGAGAGGATACTTATAAATTTGCAATCCCTCGTAATTCTTTGAAGCTTAATGAAGTAGAACAACTGGCTAACAAATCATACAAAGATAGGATGAAAGGAAAATATCTTATCTGTAATTATAAGTATGATTGCAATGGTGGTAATAAATTTAAAGTGCCATACATTAGTACAGCTTATAGATACTCAATGATATAATATGAAAAAGAAAAATAACAAAAATACTATACCAGCATATGCGTTTGGCATGGATCAGTTGTCAAACTACCTTGGTGGAGCTAATGTATTTGGCTCTGCCATTTCTGGTTTATCAGAAGAAGGTTCAACAGGTGATATTGCAGGTAGTACTATTGGCAGTGCAGCTTCGTTAGCCGGTGCTGGTCTCACTGTAGGTGGTCCTATTGGTGCTGCTGTTGGTGGTGGATTAGGATTAGTGAGTGGACTTATTGGTTCAATTAAACGCAAGAAACAAATGCAAGCGTTAAGACGCAGAAAAGAAACTCTCAATAAAACTAAAATAGGTATGAATGCCGCAGCTGAAACTGAAGGAGAATATTGGGATGATAATGATCTTGCATATACATTTGAGAATGGTGGAATACTCCCAGACTTAGCTTACTTGGACAACAATGAAGTGGTTAGAGATGATTGTGGAAATATTGTTCAAGTTCCAAATACTAAACCAGGCACAGATAATCATTTAGTCGATGCGTCTACTTTGGAATCTGTGTTATCTGACAAAATTAAAAGACCTGGTACAAAGAACACATTTGCTAAGGAAGGACAAATATTATCTAAGATGACGAAACCTAGCAAAGGCAAAGACAAGTTTGCTGAAAATACAAACAGATTAAATAAAATAAATGCTAATAAAGCTTACAATAAATTATTAGCAGAACAAGAAGCAGTTAAAGCTGCTAAAGGAGTTAAACCCAAAGTAAAAGGAATACCTGCATATGCAGATGGTAAGGGTAAAACTGTAGACGATGTTAGAAGTAAGATGAATGCAGATACATACGCTGCATATTCTGATTTCTTCGATGAACTCGGTACAGGATTAAATAAATTTGGTGAAGCATTGGGGTATTTTCCAAAACGCATATTTGGTCCTCTTATAAATAACAAGAACATAACTAAAGCTGTAGAATCTGCAAGAAATACAAAGCCTTCTGCCACTTCTATGGATTATACTGGTGACACCAACATTAGTAAAGTATTTAATAGAAGTACATCTATGAATCCTTTATCAATTGGTTCTCCTACTACTGGTGCTTGGTTTTCATATCCAACACAAACAGTAGATGCAATCACATATGCAAACGACGAGCCAATCTATGTTGACATACCTCTTCGACCGATTGAATCTGAACCAACTTTAACAAACACGTACACAAATGCATCGAATAAACAAGTTACAAAAACTCCTAGTACTACTGGTTCCGTAACCACCAAACAGACAACCAAACCCAACATTACTAAAACCACTACTCAAAGATTATCTGAACCAACAATACCACTAGTAAATACTAGTATGACAATAGATTGGGATGATGTTGTTACTCCAGTAAATATACCAGCATCTGCAGATGAAGCTACTAAAAAACGTGCACTCAGTAAGCCAAAAAATGGATATTCACCAGATTGGTTATCATTGGCTCCTACAGTGTATAATGCTTTGCAGTCATTAAGAGGACCAGAAGAAGAACCATTAGTATTAAACCCATATGCTGGTGCAGTTAGAAGTACAATGGCTAGACGTAGAATGAATATTGAACCCGCAAGATTGGCTAACAGTAGATCAAGAGCTATTTCAAACTATAACTTAGCAAACATTAATGCTAACACTGGTGCTAATTTAGCAGCAAGAACTCAAGCTGCTGTTGATGAATATGCTTCTAACGCAAATATGTACGCAACTAAACAAAATGCCGATAATGCTTACTTGGGAGAATACGCAAATACTCTTAATAATTTAGGACAACAATTTGTACAAAGTGAAAATATGTACAATGATCTTAATGCTAGAAATAGAGCTGCTGCTAGAAACTTTGGAGCAACTGCAACTAGTCAACTTGGTAAATGGTCTCAAGTAAATAGACTAATGCAAAATCAATACAATAGGGATCAAATGACACTACCATTCTTAGCTGATTTCTTAAGTCAAGGATTTACTAAAGAACAAGTGGATAATTTATTAACAAGAACTAGAAATAGAGTTTAGATATGATAATCCTGCACAAGCAGAGTTCATAAATACATACGTTCCAATTCCATTTGAACAATTGTATACACTTGGGAAGCAGGCAAAAGAAAATGTAGATCAAGCATTAAAAGATTATTCAACAGCTTTGGATAAATGGGCTGAATTTCAATCTCCATCCGCTGCTGACACAAAAGCATACTATGATGAAACTTATGGTAGAGCTTTGCCTGTGGCTGAAGAACTGTCTAAAAACTTAGACATGATAAAAACTGCAGAAGGTAGATCTAAGATATATTCAGCAATAAACAATGTAGACAGAGCTAAATTAAGTATGCTTCGTCAAAGTGCTGAAGGTTTAAGAGAGAGACAAAAAGTAAATCAACGTCTAATGCTAGAAGGTAAATATAATCCCTTGTGGCACGATGTTGATTTTACTGGTTATAACACACTTACTTCAGGCATTTATAATGATGTATCTCCACTAGGTTATCAATCAATAAAAGATCTTACAGATAAATATGTAAATAATCTTAAAGATAGCTATTTGGGTAGATCCAATGGTTTTACTCATACTGGTGTAACTGGGGATCAAATTAAAAAAATATTGGATGAAAATAAAAGTGGTATACTATCTACTCCTGAGGCTCAAATGCATATGCAAGTGTACTTAAAACAGAACCCTGGAGCAACTGCTGAAGATGCTGCAAATGCTTTTATGGAAAGAGCATATATAGATAATCAAGAATACATTAGAAATAATATTACAGTAGATCCATATGAAATGCAAGCTTTGAAAGAACGACAAGCTTTAAGAGTTGCAGCTACACGAAAAGGAAAAAATGGTGAACAACCAACTGATTATCCAGATGCTTATACTAAATTGTATAATGACGCAGTAGTTCAAGAAAAGCGTCAAATGCAAAATAATCCAAATCTAACTAGAACAAGATCATTTATAGAAGGTCAAGCATCTATGATACAGACTTTGACAGACGCTGCTAATGCTCTAGAACTAGGTGCTATTACTCCAGAAGAATACAACACTATGTATAAGGCATACCAAGAATCTGCATCAAAGAACTACAGTAATGAAGCTATGGCAAATGCTTATGCAGAGGATGTTAGGGATATGTTTGCTAAACAATCTGATATATTCCCAGCTGTTGGAGTAAAACAAGAAAAGTTACCATTGTACTATGATACTGCGTCCAGGGTGTTGAACGAGCTTACTTATCCTACTTCAGGATTAGTTATGAACCGTTACAATAAAATAAAATCTTCTAAAGAAGTAGAAATCAATAGTAATGATGCTATAACTAATGGGTTTACTATTCCAGATACTAATGGATTAATATTGTCCACAGACTTTGTAAACAAAGTGATGAAGGTACCTTCTATAAAATACACTGTCCAAGATAATTCAAGACTTAATAGAAACTTTGCAGAAGATTTAAAATCTGGAGTATTCCAGGACGTTATAAAAGTGCCTAGAAATAAAATAATGGTAGGTGAATCCAATGGTCAACCACAATTATTTCAAAGGGTTAGTGTTAAGATACCTATTCAGTCTATAAGAAATGCTAACTATGATGTTGACAGTTTTAAAGAAATGGTTAATAAAACTATGGGTTTAACATCTGAAGTTGGTTTAAGTGTTAAGCCAATAAAAGGTGAAAGTGTGGAAGATGCATGGGGTCACTCTGACACCAGAGGTGGTGCAGCTCTTACTGGAGAATACTTTACATTTGATGCAATGGAACCAATTGATCCACATGGTATGACAAGAATGACTTTTGATCAAGAAGTCAATAAAGAACATGGTGGGTCTAAACTACAAAATGATTTATATGATAGTTCATATAACGAATCATATTCTTCTGATATCGAACTTTATCAAACTATGCTTAATCTGTTACAATAATATATGGAAACATCTATATTAGACAAATACAATGCTGGTTTAATACCTTCTAAAACCAATGCTACTACTGCGGCTATACGACAAGTAAACGCCCAGCATTCCCCTTTAACAAAGATTAAAACGGGATATGATCGTGAATTGGAACAAACACCAATTGATGATTATGAAGAAATGTATCTATTGGACAAAGAAAATCCAGAGGAAACTCTTAAAGATAAGAGCTACTTAAAAGATGCATGGACTACTTTCATGAATAGTAGAGATCAAATTAATCTAATGTCAGAAAGAGCTAAATTAGCTAAGGATATAAATCCCGTATTAGATGATATTGATTATGAATTGAATTTTCTTAGTGATAAGCAAAAGCTTAAAAATCTTGAAAATACTATTCCTACTTTGGATGAGAATTCTGAAGAATACAAAAATGCAATATCTGAATACTTTCAACTCCAAAGAACATTAGCAGATAGACAAGAGCAATACGATAGCATCTTGTCTAAATATGGTGAAAAAGAAGGTGATAACATTGATGCGAGAATTGAATATCTAAGTAATTCTAGAAAATCGTGGGAAGAAGAAAGATCTAAAGTAAATGAAGAAATAAATAATATATATTCTGATTTACGAGAAAGATCTGAAAATTATACACCGTCTTCTGAATTTAGAATAAAGGAACAAAGAGCTCAAGATAAACCTTGGTATTCTCCAGATTATTTCTTATATGCTGGTCCAGGTTTAACAGGTTCTTCTATGGCAACTGTTGATGGTTATATTGCAGATGCTTTAGCTACCGGAGCTTTGTGGTTAGGTAGACACTATGCTACTACTGGAGCATTAAATGCTGTTCCTGGTATTGGTGCTGCATCTAACTTAATTGGATGGGGTGGTGCAATTGCAGCTACGGCAATTAGTGTCGCTGGAAATATCTATAGTAGACACAGAGAGTCTTTGGCTCAGGTATATGGCGCATATAGATCTAGAATTGAAGATGATTTAAAAAAACAAGGGATTGATATCAAGCAATATGCTGAAATTGGTAGAAATCAATTAAAACAACAAGATCCTAATATAGATGTTTCTAAAATATCTGATGATGAGATAATTGATAGAGTAATATCTGGAGAAATTAATATTAATGATAAGGCATTAGCAAATGCCAAAAGATCCTTAAAAGATGGATTAGAAAGAGTTTATGATAACAACATGGCATTATCTGCTATGGATGTTGCTCAATCTGCTTTAGTATTTGCACCTCTTGGCAAAGCTATGGGTAAAATAATAACAGCTCCAATTAAAACTGCTTTAAACCCATTGTTAAAAACAGGTACGAAATTAAGCGAAGCTGCAGCAAGTAAATATAACAAACTTATAGACGCTTATACTGGGTTTAATGCTAGACTTGCATACAATTCCCCAGTAAAAAATGCTAGTCTGCAAGCTGCCAAAGCACTTGGTAGATTGGGTTTTTCTGCTACTGTAGAAGCATTTGAAGAAGCTAACCAAGACATATTTGATTATGATTATATTTCTGGTAAGTATGATAAAAAGTCTAGCAGTGTCTTTCAATCCTTAATGGGGTTAGCTGATGCCAACTATCGTACTGCAAAGATATTATCTGGAATAGATACTGAATCTGAATTAGCAAATGATCCACAATTTTGGAATGATGTAAAAGGGGGGTTTGCATTAGGTTTGTACATGGGGGGACCTACGATTGCTTATCATTCTGGATTGAAAACTTACAAAGATATGACTGCCAATTCTTTTGTAAGAGACGTAGTTGCAGATCACATTGGTAAAAAAGATGCAATGATCAAAGCTATATCATACTCTGAAATGGCAAATAAGAAGTTGAATTATCAACAAAATGTACTTGATGTACTTGAAAATTATAAGTATAATTTGCCAGAAGGTATTACTGAACAAGATTTAAATGATGAAATAGCTACTGCAAATAACATTTTCAGTTTATCTAAATCCAAAGTAAACCAAAATATTGGTAAGACCCTTGGATATAATCCTGGAACTACTGAATATAATACTTTAATTGGGTTGCAACACTTGGCAACAATAGATGCACAAGAAGCACTTGACAATGCTAATCAGGCACAAGAAGCAGATAATAATTTCTATACTACTCTGGAAAATGATCAAATGTTAAACCATTATTCTCCAGAAGAGAAGCTTACTGCTGTAGCATTAACTAAATTAAATATTCAAAAGCAAGCGTTAGAACAATTAAAAAC